TCTACATTATGACGTATTCCTGGTCCAAATACAACTAGTCTATTTGTTTTGGGTGTGATCTTTCTACCATCTTCAAACTCCAATTTACCTCCGTGCAAATCCTCATCAACATAAGGATAGTATACCATAGAACAAAGAGGATAGGAAGTTTTATTCTGTGTTAAATTCATTCTATCATCTTGATCACAGTGCCATCCTGCAGGGCGAGTGTTAATGCGAATCCATGTTTCATATCCAATAGCAGATGTTATATCAATATACTTACCACCTATCTCCAACAAGCTCATACATTCTTTTTTACATGGATGATCTTGATCCCAATCAAACCAATATATATCAAGATCATCTATGGGAGGAGCCCATTTACCTTCAGATTCTATAGCACTTCTACAGACAGCGACATTATCATCTTTATCTAAAGCATCATCTATAATATAAACATCGAATTTTTTCATCTATCTAATGATCTGTATGTCATCATCATTTGTCCAGAGTTCAACCTTATCTCTGAAGCGATTATCTCTGTGAAGTTTATCATATCTTTTTGTTGCCTTTCTCTTCCACCAAGAAATAATATTATCCAGATAGAACTTATCCCAATTAGGGCCACGAACCAACTTTTCTTCTTGTTCATTAATAACCTCTCTTACATTTTTATATCCATAATCAGAAATATAAAATCTTTTCTTTTGAGTCAAACCAAATGCAATATCTATAACAGAATTAAACTCTTTAAGTTTATCCTGATCTTTTAATGACTTCTTAATACTAGCAATCATCTTAGTCTGACGTTTCATCTTTTTAGATGATGCTTTATTATCAGTCAACGGAGTATTATTATTTAATAGAGTAAAACGATCATGGAGTTTATGAAATACTTCATCATGAAGTAATGGAAGAAATTTACTTTCAGTTAAACCTTTATACCTTATAAACGGTTTAAGACCATCATACTGCGATGCTGATGTAGTAGAACCATAGAGTGAAGTAGTTTCAAACAAAGCAATATCTTTTTCAAATACTTCATTAAGAGTCTCTCTTGCAAAATGAGAAACACACATTAATGCAAGAAGTTTACCACCAAGATAATTATAACCAAAAGGCTGAGATGGAACAATTACAAATCCCATTGCAGCATGACGATTAAACACAGAAAGATTAGGTGGTGTTCCTAACCATATATTCCTTGGTTTTGAATTAATAGTTGGTGAACCAAACCTTATAAATCCTACAATAGTTTGTGTTCTCTTTTCATATACCATCCAACGTAATTCTCTACCAGGTATATTACTTTCATTGTTATGTGATGAAACTGCTGCTAATAAATTCTTATAATGA